GATAAACAAAACGAGTTATGTAGAAAACTGCGAAACCTCTGCCTTTGGCCGTGCCTTGGCCGCCCTTGGAATCGGGATTGAAACATCAATCGCAAGTGCCAACGAGGTGTCCATGGCCATCGCCAAGCAGGACCAGTTCAATGACTTGACCGACAAACTCGGCCTTGTTCCCGCCTACGACGACCTCACCGCCGCAACGCTCAAGGCCGACTTCCTCAAACTGGTGCAGAAACTCCCCGCCGAGCAACAGGAGCGGTTCATGAAGGACATCGACCAAATGACCCCCGCCCGCTTTGAGAAAGGCATCCAATTCATCCAAAACCAACTTTCTAAAAAATAAACCATGACCAACCTACTATCCCGCCTCAACGCTGACGCATTCGTTGCCCTAATGGCCGACCGTGAACAGTATTCCACGACCATCAATGAGTTGCTCCAAGTCCTGCAACAAAAGGACTGGTTCCAAGACCTCACTCAAAAAGAGTTGTGGAACTTGTCCATGCACATCCCCAAGGATATTTGGGATGGCAATGTCCGCACGCTTGTAAACTTATTCCAAACCCGCCCAATCACTAACCCATGAACCACTTAGTCACCATCCCCAAGAGCGACATCAGCAAGGCTGACATCGCCGACATCGCCGCTGGCCTTATAGCCCGCATCGAGGAAGGCGAGGTCAACCCCATCGCCGCCCATGTGCGCTTGAAGGCGGTCGTCAAAGCCTTGGAGCAAGTCCTCAAAGCGACCGAGGACATCGTTCGGGACGAGGCCGACAAGCACGGCAAGACCTTCTCCGCCTTCGGTGCTGAAATTCAAGTCAAGGAAGGGGCGTTAACTGCCGACTACCAGCACGACCAAGTGTGGAGCGACTTGCAGGCAAGCATGAAAGCAAGGGAAGAACTGTTAAAGATGGCTTTCCGCAACGCTGGCAAGGCAACGGTCTACGACGAAGCCACGGGCGAAGCGGTCCCCGTGTGTCCCGCAAAGGGGACAAAACCAAGCATCGCTGTTACTTTTAAGACCACTTAACCATGCCCAAAGCCAAAGGAAAAGAAATCCAACGAAGAGTGGCCACCATCTACGCCGTGTCATACCTCGCCTCACGCCCATACAGGGCCTCAGAACTCGCCAAAGTGCTTGGCGTGACCATCCGTACCACCTACCGAATTTTAAGCGATTTACGGGCCTCTAATTGGCTCGTTCAAGAAAACTGCAAATACTCAATTCAACCTAATCAAACCCCAACCCCAACCCCATGAGTAACTACACCCCCCAACCCAACACCTTCTCCCTGTTCGCCAACGATAAGGGCGACAATCCGAAACGCCCCGACTACCGTGGGGACATCATTCTTTCCGACGGAACCAAAATGCGTCTCTCTGCATGGGTCAAGGAAGGGCAGAGCGGAAAGAAATTTTTGAGCGGCAAGGTGGAACCGATGAACGAATCCCGTCCCGCAAATGCTTTTGAACCACAGGCTGGAGATATGCCGTTTTAGTGTAACTTTGCCCGAAGATTACATTTAAGAGTAGACGCATTCCTCGTATAGCAGCCGAGGAGTGTTTAGATAAAGGGTTCCCGTTAAACCCCTCGCCCTGGCTGCTGCTATCAGTCGGGGCGTTTTTTTTACTACCACATGGAAAATAGTTGGTACAAGCACTCCCCCAGCGATTGGCTCGCAGGACGAATCAGCCGCAAATCTTTTGAATTGCAGGGGGCATTCATTCACATTTGTCAACTCTACTGGGTCAAGCACGGCCACTTTACGGCCCATCAAGCAAGCCTTGAAATAGGTGCGACCCTGCTTGGTCAGTTGATGGAAGCCGAAATCATCAAGGAAGAAGGCGAACAAATCCGCATTGAGTTCCTTGACTTGCAGATGGCTGACCTTGACCGTCTAAGCCAGCGACGGAGCGAGGCTGGACGCAAAGGCGGGGAGAATAAAGCCCAAGGAATAGTCAAGCAAGATGTAGCAAGTGCTAAGCAAATCGTAGCAAGTGCTAAGCAAAACGAAGCAGATAAGATAAGATTAGATGAGATAAGAGAAGATAAGATTGAGATACAAGAGAAGAAGAAGAATACTTGTGTGCTTTTTGACCAATTTTGGACCCTCTACCCCCGCAAGACCTCCAAGCAGTCCGCATCCAAAGCATTCGCCAAACTCAAAGACGAGGATCAGCAGGCAGCCATCAACAACATCGCCCGCCTCTACGCAGAAACCCCCGTCCAGTTCGTTCCCCATGCAGCCACCTACATCAACCAAGGACGATGGGAGGACCAAGTAATTCCCCGCAATGCTACCTTCAATTCACTAAACCAAACCGACGATGAACCCCTACCATCTTACCGCTGAACGCAGGCTACTGTCCTGCCTCATGGACCAGTTCACGAACCGAGCGGTCCTGCTCCTTCAAATCCCCGAACGCCTATTCACGGGGAACCATGTCCTCGTATATCGGGCCATTGAATCCCTTCACCGAGCAGAGCGACCCGTGGACCTTGTGGCCGTTCACAAGCATCTAATTGACAACGGTCAAGCCCATGTCATCGCTGAATTTGTGGACATCTTGGACGGCAACACGCTGACCTCCGATTGGAAGGTCTATGCCTCCGACTTAAACGAAGCATGGAAGCAAAGAGAAGAGCAGCGCATTATGGACGAGTTGGCCCATGACCGTGACATCCCCAAAGCCTTCGCCCGCTATCAATCTATGCAGGCCATTGAAACCAACGCCACCGAAACCACCGCCCACGAACTGGCCAAGGCCTACCTCATGAACATGAACGAGGTAAGGGAAGGCAGACGCAAGGATTCTATCTTTCCGACCTACATCAGCCCGATGGACCGAATGATGACGGGGTTCAAGCCCACCGAGTTTATTCTATTGGGCGGTCGTCCAGCAATGGGTAAGACCCTGTTGGCCCTGCAAATCGCAATGAATCAAGCCATGGCCGATATTCCCGTCGTGTTCTTTACCCTTGAAATGTCAGCGGAGCAACTGACCCAGCGGATGCTTTCCAACCTCGCCACCATAGACGGGGCTCACTTTCTAAACCCGATCGAACGAATCAGCACAAAAGATTTCATGGACCTTGGCCAAAAAGCGGACCTCCTAAAGTCCAAACCGCTCTACATCGTGGACTTGCACCAAGCGAACCTTGACCGCATTGAGGGCGAAATCGCCAAACTGAAAACCAAGTACGGGATTTGCGGATTCTATTTGGACTACCTCCAACTCGTAGAACCGACCAAAATTGACAAGGCCAAGCCGAAAATTGAGCAGATGACCAACATTTCCAAAACGCTTAAAGCAATCTGCAAACGGCAGAAGGTGTTCGGGGTCGTGGTATCATCGCTATCCCGTGCAACGGAAGGACGCAGCGACCATCGACCGATAATGTCCGACCTTCGGGAAACGGGGCAGTTGGAGTTTGACGCTGACAAAATCGGTTTTGTTTACCGACCGTACGAACACGACAGGAGCCAGCCATCGGACCTCATGGAAGTCATCGTCCGAAAGAATCGCAACGGTTCCCTCGGCATCGCAAATATCCAATGCCACCTTCCCTTTACGAAAGCCAACGAGTACCCACCCAATTCGCTATGATGGACGAATATAATTTGCAAGCCGCCTGCGTCAAGTTGTTCGCTTTGATGCGACCCAACGAGCAGGGGTTGCTATTTCTAAACCTTAACAACCCCCGTTCCCGCTCCAACGGTTTCTTCCTCAAAGGCATCGGGCTGACCGCTGGAGTTGCCGACATGACCTACCTATCGCCCAAGGGTGCGGTGTTTATGGAATTTAAAACACCCAAGGGCAAGCAGTCCCTCTCCCAAAAGTGGTGGCAGGGGGTCGTGGAGGCAGTTGGCTACAAATATGTAGTCATCCGAAGCGTGGAAGACTTTCAACGGGTGTTGGCTGAATGTTGCTAACTTGTGAATATGTTTGCTGAACCTAAACCAAAACCCATGAAACCAACCCCCACCGATTTTCGCCGCTGGCAAATCCACATCCGCAAGGAGTGCGTGTCTTGCAGCCGTCCCGACCGCTCCGAAACCATTTCTCCTTGGAGAGTGAACTGGACCCTACTTGGAAGAATCCTTCAAGCCAAAAACGCATGAGGTACGGTTCCGTTTGTTCGGGCATTGAAGCCGCATCCGTTGCATGGCATCCGCTCGGATGGGAACCGCAATGGTTCTCCGAGATTGAACATTTCCCAAGTGCAGTCCTAAAGTACCGTTTCCCCGATGTCCCTAACCTTGGGGATATGACCCAACTAAATCAAAACCCAATTTTTAATGAACAATCAATTGACCTTCTCGTGGGAGGAACCCCATGTCAATCCTTCTCCGTTGCAGGACTTCGCAAAGGGCTTGCTGACCCAAGAGGAAACCTCATGCTTACCTTTCTTTCAATCGCTGATAAACGCCGTCCCAAGTGGATTGTGTGGGAAAATGTCCCAGGCGTTTTGTCGTCCAACGGAGGAAAAGATTTTGGAACCTTCCTCGGGGCGTTGGGCGAACTCGGGTATGGGTTCGCCTACAGGGTTCTTGACGCTCAACACTTCGGAGTCGCACAAAGACGCAGAAGGGTCTTTGTTGTCGGACACCTTGGAGATTGGAGACCTGCCGCAGCGGTTTTATTTGAGTCCGAAAGCCTGCAAAGGGATTCTAAGCCGAGCAGAGCGAAGAGGCAAGAAACTCCCACCGATGCTCAAGAAAGCGTTGGAGGCGCAGGCAGGTCTTGGTGGGATGGAGGACAAACAGCCGCAACCCTAACCAAGCAGAATGCAGGAGGCAATCAACGGATGCCTGACAAGGATAATTTTGGTGCAGTCATTGAGCAAGTCGCTCAACCGCAATACTTTGAGAGCCACCCGAACGATTCACGAGTTACTGGCCCACACGATGTAGGCAACACCGTCAGCGCAAGGTATGGAACGGGTGGAGGGAACACCCCCATTGTTTCTCAACCCATTGCTGTGGACACCTACA